GTGCGTGGCTAGTGAATTCGTAGAACCAATAGCCACCGGCGAATGTCTTTGTCCATATCTTTCTCCTGCGGAACTTCTTGAAGTCCGCTATCCATATCTCACGGTCTGCTGTCTGAACGAAGGGGCTGCTGGCGTCTATCCCCGTAATGTTCGGTCTAGTGAGAGTGATGAACCAGATGGGCATGCCCCGGTCATGCACTTTTTGCATGGCCTTCCGGGCACGTTTGTATCTGGAATTCTTCCCGTTGCAGCTCTTGCATCGGGTTGGGAAGTAGTTCTTGCGTATCGCGAGGGATATGCCGCCCAGTCCTAGGGGCCATCCCTGAGCGGCGAAAGCGACGCTTGGCCAACCTCTGTTGGTGCATTCGTCGCAAGTGAACGCAAATGTTGGTTTGAGTTTTTTTGTTACTTTATTATAGGGTACGTGAGCGAGCATTTCTCGTAGAACGTTCCTAGTCCATTTCCAGATCGTCAAGTTAGGTTTAGGTCTGGTAATTATTACAGAACCAGCCTTTGCCCAGGGGGGTTTCTGATAATGACTCTTATCGGTATGTTGGTGTGACCCTATAGGGTCTGTTACTTTTTGAATTGGAAAAGTATCATTAGCCGACATTTGCCCCGGTCTCCTTGTCTTCAGCAGGGTAGACAGGAGCACGATAAGATTGGCGCACATGGTAGGAGGTGAGACTCGGCTTACTTATGGCGAGGCTCTAACTAAGAATGATCAGCATTACATGAATTTGGTCAAAGACCTTTCCTGGCTGAACAGTCGGGGCATGGAGCACACCGATCGGGAGGGACACGTTGTGGGGTATTACGTGGACATAACGATCGTAATGGATTCCGACGTGCCTTTCGCGTTTTTGTCCGCTCCAAATACGTGGAAGATGAGGAATGCGTTTCGCAAGTGGCACTTTGCTCGCCTCGAGATGTTTAGGAACGCAGGGGTCACTAAGAGCGAGATGGGTAAGTACGGGCAGACTATTCGCCCGTTCTTGAATCAAGGTCAAGTCAATTACGCGAACCTAGCCGCTCCCGTCGAACAGGAGACACTGGTTCCAGTGAACTGTACCGACGCTGCCAGGAAGTGGACATATTCTGATGTCGTCTCTTCTCCTGGCTGGCAAACCGACGAGACCGGCTCTGGCGGTCTTTCGTTGGTTGACGCCTTCAAGCTTACAATTTGTGGACCGAACAAGACCGAGGCAACTGCCTCAGGTGGGTCAACGTTGAAGTTCTCCACTGCTGGAATGATCCATTCGTATAACATTGATCGGATGGAGGTCGTGACTCCTTTGGCGTCCGAGACTATTATTGGTGAAAACAATCCTTTGGCTGCTCTCCGGTCTCAGACCATCACTGCTGGTGAGGTTACGGAGGTTGCACAAGACCAAGAAGAGGAAGCAACACCGTACGATATTACGGACGCAGGTGATTCTGTTGATGAGATTTATATTGATGTCGTCAACACTAATACAGCTACTCTCCAGGTGCAGCGGATCTACAACTTGTTTGTTCCTGCTGGAATATTGGCAATTCTCAATTCATCTGGTGGTACTGTAACCCCTACTATCTTCGTGGATGTGAAAGGCTCTGTTCTTTGTAAGGACGTCGCATGAAGATAATAGCAAATCCTACACCTGAGCAACTCAAGTGGCTGTTATTGGTCATCTTGTTAGTAGTGGGTCTCTCTTATGAGGAGATTCTGGGGTTGGTTTGATTGTCTCTCGATTACGTTTTCATAGATGACGAGGGCAATCTACTGGGGGGCACGTATGTTCGTCCTAACGATCCAGCGGGCAACAGACCCATTTGGGTCTCCCTAGGTAGTCAGAGCCGTTCGGAGCGTATTGTGAGCACCTCTGGTGGTCGTACGGACCGGTATCTGCATCCAGTGTTTGTGAGTGGCTTGCCCGCTCGTCGACCCGGTGGTGGACATACAATGGAGCGTATTAGGCTCAAAGCGAAGCGCTCTAAGAAGGCTGCAACATACTCCCGGAGGTTGCGGGCCCGGGGGTCTTCCCCAAGTTCCGCTAGGAGTTCGAAGTGTCCAGATGGGTCCTATTGGTCCTGGTCAAAGAAAAGATGTGTGAAGTCTAAGTTTTGAATAGACGGATAGATATCTTCAGCGAAGCGTGTCCGGTTGCTTCCGGTCGGGTTAGTAGGTGTGTGTGTATCATACCCAATCTCTAACCTATCTCTCTAGAGTTATCGGGCTAGGTGGTTCGAGGGTGGGGCCCGGGCCCTCAGGCCCTGAGGATTGGTGAATGTCGCCGAATGGTCTCATGTTGATGCCTTGGAGTTCGCACTTCACCAGATATCCTCTAAGATACCGGAGTACATCATTAGGTTTCTCCGGTTTTCTGAAGTCCACACGGTCTCCCCAAGCGGATGCGAGTTCTTTCATGGGGATCCGTCCTTCTGCAGTTGCTAGAATGTGGAGGTGGCCGTTCAGTTCATTTTCAGTCACTTGTCTGATGAACGTGCCATCAGAGGAGAAGATCTTGTCGCCACGTGCGTGGCTAGTGAATTCGTAGAACCAATAGCCACCGGCGAATGTCTTTGTCCATATCTTTCTCCTGCGGAACTTCTTGAAGTCCG